GAATCTAAAATAATCTCCAGCTTTAAAAACTCCTGAAGTGCTGTTTGCCATTCCATCTATTGCAACAGAAGTAACTCCTGCACTAATAGCACCATTGACAGATATAACTCCTGAAGCAACTCCTAAAGCATCATCTATTGTTGGTGGCACATATTGGAATGATTCCATTTGTGATCTTTGTTTCATAATAAAAGCATTTATAGGTGCAAACTCAGTTCTTGTCATAACTGGAAATCTTAGTCTTAATCTAAATCTTTGTCCGTCTATTTGTCTAGCTTGTCGTCTGCCAGAAGCAGTTGTAGTTACAATAGTATTTTGATTAGAACTAATAGCTACATCTCTAGGTGCTGGGCTTGAAGGGAATGTTCCACTCATACTATATTAGATTTTCCTTTTTGATTAGCACCTTGATTAACTAAGTTAATTATAGTTGCTCTATTATCAATTAATAATTCTCTAATACCTCTAACATCATTTGCCTGAATATTAAATGTTATATTACTTGCTGAACCCATGTCGTGATTAGGGACAATAGTTCCATTTGTATTAGGAACAAATAATTCTCTACCACGTTCTCCAACTGTAATTGGCATACCACCTCTTACTGAACCACCTTCTGCAAATGGAGAAACAACAGAAGCATCAATAGGAGTCATGCCACCACCACCGAAGGCACTCATACCAATACTTAATAAATCACCAAAGAAACTACCACCACCACTAACAGATGCTTGTGCAGTTTTAACTGCTAATATAGCTTTTTCAACAGCTAGTTTAGATATAAGAACAGCTATCTCTTTTAATTGAGCAGAAATAATTTCTATTAAGATAGTTTGAGCAACTCCTTTTAAAGTACCTTGTAATGATTTACCTAAAACTATTGATTCAGCAACACCTTTAGAAAATCCTTCTATTGCTCTATTCATTCCTTCTGCAACACTTGTTGCTACATCTTTTGATACTTCGTTTAACTCATTAAATTTATCCAATACTCTTTCTAAAAATGAATCCGTTTCTTCTAGTCCTGAAGTTTGTTCTATATGTCCTAAAAAATCTTCAAAGCTTGAATTTATTTCTTTCATGCTTTCGGCAATAGGTTCTGTCCCAACGCCTAATACATTATTTAATCCTTCTGCGACTTCATTAAATGAAGATGGGTCGCTTCTATCTTGTATTTCTTTTAATTTCTTTTTAAAATTATCAAGACCTTTTGATGCTTTTTCAGAATTAGTAGCAATTAATAATATTGCACCAGCTATTAAAGTTATTGTTGCACCTATTGGATTAGCAACCATTACAGTAGCTAAACCAAATAAAGCTACTGTTAAAAGTCTTATTGAATCAATAGCTTTTAAAACTAAATTACCAACAAATAATCCTATTAGTAAATTTGCATTATCGTATAAAATTTTTAAACCTTTACCAGCTAAGACAACTGCTTCGCCTAAAACAGTTCCAATATTATTAGCAAAATCAGCTATTGATTTTTTATTATTATTGAAAAAAATTTCTAAATCACCTAATTGTTTTTTTAAGACACCAAAAAAACCAGTTGTTATTTGACTTGCAAATAAGAAAAATATATTTCGTAAACCTATAATAGTTCCTGATACAGTATCTTTAATATCTTTATTTGCTTGACCAAATCTACCACCTGAAGAAAAATCTCTTTCAAACAATCTTAAAGAATCTCTACCACTAACTTCTAAACCTTTAGGTATTCCTAATAATATTCTAATATTTTCATCTGCAAATAATCTTGCATTATTTAAACCTTTGGTAGTTGCTTTTGAAAATTGATCTACTGTTGTTTCAAAACTTAATCCAGTTTGTGCTGATATGTTTCCGATTATTTCTAAATTTTTTGCTAATCTTTCAGGTGAACTTCCTAATGCTATTAATTTTCTTGATGAAGCTATTACTTCTTCTAAAGGTACTTTTGCATCAATGGCAAATTTAGTGAATTGGTCAAATGCTCTACCACCTTGTGTAGTGCTACCAGTTAATGAAGTTAATCTAGCTTTGGCTTGTTCGGCTTGTTTTCCAATATCAACTAATGATTTGAAAGCTACTCCAGTTCCTAATCCTATTAATGCGTTTCGTAAATTAAATATTGAACCTTTAAGGGAATCAAATGCTTTGGAAGCATTGTCTATGACATTAAGTCTTATGTTTAGTTGCTGATCTGCCATGTAGTTTTTCTTTTTCTGCCTTCACCTTAAAATATGCTATCCAATAATAAAATTCATCTTGTGTCATACACAAAACTTCTTCCATACTTTTTTTTAATTCATAACCAAGAGAAAATATGGAAAACAACTCAGGGTCAGTTCTTACTTTTTTTCAGCTTCCTCATAAGAAACGCCAGACAAAAGTTCTGTCGCTACTCTAGCTATAACATTTGCATCAGCATTATTCAATAATGTTAGCTTGTCATCTAGCTTAAATATTTTATTTCCTTCTCCGTCTTTTGCTTTAAGAACTATTGCATCTACTAATACTCCTAGATCATCATTCTTAGCACCTTTAAAAAGGTTTCTCTTTTCACCTAAAGTAAATGGTGAGCAATATATTATTAAAGGTTTGCCTTCCTCGCCCCACTCAGCTACCTCAATCTTTTTTATGCCTAAAGCTTCAAATTGACTTTTGACTCTATCTATTACGTTCATATCTTCCTTTTTTAGTTAATTAGCCGTGTGTTCCAACTGTTAATTCGCCAGTTCCAGTAAATGTCATTTCTGCTTCTACCATTCCATCAAAAGATGCACTTACGTTATAACCAGTTACGATTGCAGTTCCTGAAAAATATTTATCTCCAGTTGATGTGCCTTCTGGCGATACGTTTATAGTTATTGATGAACCAGCAGTTACTAATAATTGTCCTGCATCAGCTTCATCAAAAAATAAACTTGCTGAACCAGAAAAACCTTTTAAACCAGCTTTGTAAGTTCTTGTAGAATCACCTAATGAAGTATCTTCAATAGTGTCTGATGTTTGCTCTAATGTATAACTTCTTAATTCACCTAAAACAGTTGAACCAATTTTTATTACACCTTCTGAGCCAGTATGCGTTGCCATGTTTTTTTCCTTGTGTTGTTAATGTTAAGGTGTGCCAGAAGTGTATTGATACATAACTCGCACCACCATTCTGATACCACCTATTGGGAACAAAACTCCTTCATCAGTAGAAACCTCTACCACTTGAGTTTGTTTTGCGTACCCACCTCTTGTTCTATCAGAATTTACTCTTGTTTCAATCGTAGTGATTAATTCATTACGTTTTGTGTCTATGTTTGATGTTGTTCCTTTTACATATCCAACAATTACGAAATCTGCTGTTGCTTGTCTTAATGCACTTGTAAAACTTATTGTTTCATCTGATCTAGTTTCATTACCAGATTGTACAAAACAAGCTGGATATTGTTGTTCAGATAATTCATCAACATTAAATGGTTCTCTTGTAACCTTCTTTAAGGTAATTGGTGATGTACCGGTTGAAATTGCTGTTACTATATTAGATGCTATATCTTCTCTTTTGCTCATTATATTTTAGATAGTTTGTTATATGTCTGCATAAATACATTCATTACTGGTTGTATCTCTCTTGCACCAATAGCAAAGAATTTACGTTTCTTTTGATTACCTAAAGCTTTTGTATTTTGGAATTTATTAGCAAAGTAAATGATTGCTTGTGTTGGTTGTGATCTTTGGGTTATGTTTGATAACATTTGACCAGAGAAATTTAAATCAGGATATTGTGTTTGTCGCCCAGCATTTTGTCTAAATGTTTTATAAGCTTCTGTGTATGGTGGAAATGAATTACCATCTGCATTAACTCCTCTTGATGTTCTTTGTTTAATTAAACCCATTAAGAACTCAGCAGTTCTTCCTAAAGCAGTCTTAACTATTTGTGGTTGTTCTCTTACTTGTTTTTCAAAGTTCTTAGCAACTTGTAAAGAATTATCTTCAACAGTTATCTTCATCTGATAAGTTGCAGTCTATGATATGGTGCTTTTTCTGCATCAGCTACTGTATTAGAATCATCAGCATCGTACTCAA